CCGGATTGGTTACCACGCTGATCAAAAAGATTGGCGATTACAGCATCGGAACCGAGCAACTCGAAACCACCAGTCTATCGACGAGTGGAATGAAGACAATTCGTCCGAGCGATCTCCGCAACAACCCGGAATTGACAATTACCTTTTACTGGACTGGTGCAGCTCCAGGCATAACCACGCAAATGATTCCGACAGCGGAACCATACGCTGGCATCAGTGCGACCATCACCTACCCAGGAGCCGGTTCGCTTCAGGGAACCGTTTTTGTTAAGTCCGTCAAGTTTCCATCCTGCGAGCAAGGCAAGATCATGGAAGGCGAATACACAATCGTCTTCGATGGTGCCACTGCTCCTTCCTTCACTGTGGCGTAATAACCAATGATCACTTTGCAAAAGCATTTGGCAATCAATCTCCAAGGCGAGGAGATTGAAATCACTCAATGGCAGATTCTCGACGATGGCGTTCTCATCGGCTATTTGCCGCACGCTGTCGATTCCGAGATTTTGCCATTGTCAAACTTTCCTTGGCACAAGACAGACGAAGTCGTCGCTGAATGCGTTGCACAGCGTCCAATCTTCTGTCCGGAGGAGTCCAAGGTAAATCCGCCTCAGACGCACCTAAAACAAGTCGTTGAGGCGATCAAGGCACAACTCGAAGAATCGGACGAGGACGATGAATAAAGACGATTTTCTTGCTTCGCTCGCCGAGCCATTACGTGAAAAGGTGGTAGAGATCGCTGGTCGATCCTATCGCCTTCGCGAAATGACCGAGGAGCAAGGCACGCAGTACGAATTGATGATTCAGGACAAAGCTGGACGCTTCGACTTTTCCAGAGCACGCCGAGCCATGATCGCAATCATGCTGCTCGACGATTCTGGCAATCGGATTGTGGACGACGAATCGCAGCTCAAGGCGATGCCGCGATCCGTGGCCGGAGTCCTGTTCGACGAGTGCCAGCAGCTCAACCGCTACGATCCCGGCGAGGTCAAGGCGTTGGTAAAAAACTCCGACGAAGTCCCCGGCTGATGCTCGCCGGAAGACTTGCACTCGAATGGGGCATCGTGGACGTCCAGGCGTGGCTTGCATCGCTTCCGAGAGGTGCTTTGGATTTCTGGGCAGCGTTTGACCAGGTCGAGCCTATTGGCGAGCGTTGGGCACAATCAGCGATGATCGCTCACCAATCGGCATTTGGTACGTACTGCCAGGCCGGAAAAGAGCCACCGGACTTCGAGGATTACATGCCTCCGCGGTGGAAGAGGCCAAAGAAGCGAGTTGAGATCACGTTGCCGTCGAGCAGCAGCGAGAACCAAAAAGCGTTTGGCGGAATGTTGAAATCTTTAGGACTGGAGAAGGCGAAGAATGGCCGGAACGATCAACGCAGCTAGCCTCAAGATCGGCATGGACATTACGGAGCTAAAGGCTTCCGGTCAATTTGCATCCAACGAATTGCGATCCATTGGTCGGATTATGACCGACTTGGAAGGTCCGACTGGCAAGTTCGAAAAGCAAATGCAACTGCTTGAACGAGCCATGAAGCAGGCCGGACTATCCGAAGAGCAAATGGCACAGGCTCAGGAACATCTTGCCGCGAAGTTTGGCGTTGTCACGCCAGCGATGCAACGTGCTACCGCCGCTGCCGACGCACTTGAGAAGCAAGAAAAGGAACTTGCAGACCAGATGGCGTATGAGGCACAAATCCTCAAGCAACGCGAAGCGTTGATGCAACGTGGACGTCAGTTAACGGATTCTGTGCGTAGCTCAGAAGAAGCACGCATTGCCAAGCTAAAAGAATACAACGATCTTTTGGCAATGGGTGCAATCAATCAAGAAACCCACTCCCGTGCGATTGCAAAGCTTGATACCGACATCAAGCAAGTGAACAGCACTGGAGCAATGTTCAATAATTTTCTGAAGCAAAACATAAGCCAGCTAATGGGTATGGTTGCTGGATTTGCTTCGGTATCTGCCGCAGCAAATGCATTTAAGAAGTCGATCCAGCTTGCAGCAGAGTTTGAGGCGTCCAAAGCTGCGTTCAGTGTTCTTACTGGCTCAAAATCTGTTGCCAGTGCGTTGATGGTGGAGTTCCGCGAACTGGACAAGGCCAGTCCGCTCGCCGCCGCAGCCTTCGAGCGTGCAGGGAAGACCTTGCTCGGATATGGCATGAGCGTCCGAACTTTGGTGCCAACCTTAAAGCAATTATCCGAGATCAGCATGGGCAACGACGAGCGTTTCCAGTCGCTCGCGTTGGCAATGGGCCAGATCACCGCGAACGGACGGTTAATGGGCCAGGAAGTGCTCCAAATGGTCAACGCTGGATTCAATCCACTCCAGCAGATCAGCGACGACACTGGCATCTCGATGATCGAGTTGCGGAAGCGGATGGAGGAGGGTGGTATCTCCGCTCAGATGGTCGCCGAATCCTTGAAGCGTGCAACCTCCGAAGGTGGTCGCTTCTACCAAATGAATGAGATGATGAGCAAGACGCTCATGGGAAATCTCGCAAAGCTAGAGACAAGCTTTCAAAATCTTCAGCGAACTGCTGGAACATCTCTTGGGAAGATTGCAAAAGAAGAAATCACAAGCTGGATCTTTGGAATAGACATGGCAACATCTGCTATGGAAAACGCCGCATTCATGGCGGACAAGATGGTTGACGCGTCAGCTCAAATTGCTGGTCCGAATATCACCGCAGCAATGATTACGATTACCGATTTCATGTCGCATGGTTTATTTAGTTCTCTTGCCAATGCTAGCCAGGAGACCAGAAATCAACAACTTCTCGAAAAGCAGGTGCAAACTAGAGAAGTAATGAGCAAGCAGGTTGATGAGCAACTCACCAAGCAAATAAAGCTTTCGCAGCAATACGCACAACAAGGCGAGGATCTTGCTTATCAACTCGACCAATTGATCCTTGGCAATCGCGAAGCCGAGCGACTCAAATCGATGCGTGAAGGAACAGACTTCGACCAAGCACAGTCGGTAAACGACCAAAAGGCTCAACTTGACTTCCTTAAGGAAAAACAAAGGTTGCAGGATGAGTTTCGAGTGCTTGCGGGGGAAAATCTAATACAACTTGAGTATGAGCGTGACATTAGGAATGGAATGTCAGAGCGACAGGCACACGATCTTTTGTTCTTGCGAACAAAAATAGACCTTGAAAGAAAATCGCAAGAAGAATTAAAAAACGCTGAAAAAGAACGCATTGCAGAGGAGAGAAAAGCCGCCGAGGACGCCCAGCGAGCATTCAAAGATCAGCAACGCGAAGCCGATCAGTTGTTCAACAGGTTTAATCCACAAGATCGCATGCGTAGCGAGATGGAAAAGCTGTTGCAGCTTCGTCAGGGCGGATTCATCGACGATACGCTGATGAACCAAGCAGGCATGAGCCTTGCCGCTGGATTCGTCCAGAACGCATCTGGCGGCCTAGCATCCACTATAGCACCTGCTCTACGAGCCGGTTCCGTAGAAGCGTACAAGTTCATCGCACAGCAAAACGAGAAATCAAAGCAAGCTGCCGAGGCCAAGAAGCTTGCCGAGGACCAGTTAAAAGAACTCCGCAAGATCGCGGAGCAAAACACCAACGCACCACGCCTGGCGATGGCAGGAAGAAACTAACATGCCAAGCGAAATTGTCGGCGAGAAACGAGGCGGATCAGGAAGTGTAAAGCGTGGCGAGTCAAACTCGTTGACGTTCACATCCAGCGTCACGTTCCTGGTAGTCACTGACTCCAAATCCGTCACCAGAGAGGAAGTCCTGCTACAAACTCCCGGCCTACCGATTGTCGGCTTGCTGTACGGCCCGTACCAACTCGTCTGCACGTCGAAGTCCTGCACCCGATCCGAGGTCAATCCGCTTTACTGGGACGTAGTTTGCGAGTTTGAGAGCAATAAGGAGGACCAGAAGCAGGACGAGAACAACCCTAGCGAAAATCCAACAACTTGGATTCCAGTTTTTAAGGTCGATTCGTTCAGCACCAAAGAACGTGTCGTCACCAAGGACAAAACCACACCGACAGCAAAACTCATAGCAAACAGTGCAAAAACACCGTTTGAAACACCGCTTACCGAAACTCGCACGCTTGCTCAATTCAGTTTCACGCAGTTCGAAAATGCGTCACAGGATCTTAAGACGATCATGGACCGCAACGACTGCGTCAATAAAACATCTTTTGCTGGCAGAGCCGTGCGAACGTTGCTTTTGGAAGTCACTGGAGCAGAGCTTGGATACTTTGGTGGGTTTCAAGCGTGGAGAGTCACATATCGAGTCACCTACGATCCAGACAATCACGACGTCAATTTGCTAAATGTTGGTCCCGTCGACATCAACGGGAAGCGTTGCTACGACGCAGATGGAACCACCGCCATCATCGGCAATCTTGACAAAACGACTGGATTGTTCAAGGCGGCTGGTTCTGATCCAGACGAGGTCACGTTTCGCATCAAAAAGGAAATCGAGTTTGCCGATTTCATCAGGAGCTAACCGATGGCCGACGAATTCGACACCATGTACGCCTTTAACAAGGCCGACTCGACCGCACTCATCCGCATAATTGGCGGTCAAACCGTATCTGGTTCCGATTCCAGCACCACGCCATCGATTGGCTTCGATACTAGACTGGGTGTGGCAAACAGCTCAATTACAGCACGCAGCGGAACGACGCTTGGCACAGGCACTGTGACAATGAAGAAGATTAGCGATGTTGGCGTTGTCTCCACGTTTGATATGCAAAAGCTAGACACGTCTAGCAGTTCTATCACTGTATGGAATCCAGGATCGGCCATCGCATCTGGTGCCTACGTTATTTGCTTCCGCGTCGGAAACAAATGGATTGCCGTGGGGGTTTGCTAAATGGGGACCATTGGGAACTGCTGCTGCACTTGCTACATACCAGACAACTACGAACTTCCTACAATTACCAAGACTGGATGGACTGCATCAAGTTGGAGCGGGCTATGCTGCAAATGCATGACGCTTTCACCAAACGATCCATACAATTTGCAGTGGCAAAATTGCTGTTCGTCGGCGTTTTTAACACAAACCCGCACCATTGATGAAATCCGCAGATACATAAAAAAACCAACGGTAAAGCCGAAGGTTGGGTTGCCGACAGATTTGCTACCATGCTCTTTTACTGTTGAACAGGTTCACTGCTGTCCAGATCCTGAATCAACCTTGTTTGATCTAAGTTCAACCCTTATTCAGGAAAACAAATACAAGCTTTTGTCTGGAATAAAATTAGCATACATAGAGATTTGCATTTCGAAGCAAGAGGTTACATGCGGAGATGCGTCTCCTGTCACTAAGTGGATTGTGTCATCAAAGTATTTCTTCAATTATGTTGCACGCATAATTCGAGATAGAACCGTTACACTAACCAGGGAAATAACCGGATTAACCGATCCTTGTGTGTCCATCAACGACGATCCAGCACCAACATTGTCGTGTAGTGACGAGGAAACAGGAACCTGCGATCTGAACGATTTAACTGGGCCGGGGATACTGTGTGTGCTATCGAGCGGACTTGCCAGTTTCAACAGAGTCAAATTTTACGATACTCTTCCAACTGGTACGGTGACTTTTACGGATTCCGATCTAGGATCTGACTGCGTCTGGGATAGCTGCGGATCTAACGACGCTCGTGAAACATCGCTGTGCTTTTCAGTTTCTTCAGTTCCGGCGTGTAATGTCGAGATTGATCTTTGCGATTGCAATGTTTCCACCAGCAAGTCTTTAACACCTACAACCGTAAACATCGACAATTTGTGTTGCCAGCGGGAATGCATACCAATAACTGTACCTGGGTCGCCTGATTATCCATATACGATTTTTATCGGGTGTTGCGACGGAGACGTGCTGGATTCGTTTTGTGAACCAAGTGAATGCTATTCATTCGATTGCGGGACTCAAACAGTTTATGCAGGCGAAGCAATCGGCAATCTGGATGAGTGCGAGACGAAAATAGATTATTGGTTGAACGTAAGTTGCGCGTTGGGGCCAGGACAGTTTTATCAGCTCTATTTCATAAAAACATGCGACGAAAATTCTGATTGCTACTGGGATGAGTGGGCTGCGACTACTTGCACCTTATTCGGTTGTGGAACGATTAAATTTTACGTCTACGAAGTGTTTTTGTCTCGCGATGTGGAAAAAGCATGCACATTCGTCAGTCGCCAGTGCTGTTTTAATTCGCCTAGTTGGTCAGTAACTTTTGCTTAAAAACAGGACTCAAATGGCAACAATCGAACTTGGTTCTGGTGTAGTTCCCGACGGAACAATAAAGAAACAAGTAAAGCAAATGAGTACGCAAACTGTGAATGCTTACTCCCAGCGTGAGCAAAACTTAATTCCATCACAGGACGCTATTGGAAACGCAGGAAGATTTGCTTGGAAACTGCTGCATTCCTATCGAGGATGTGATCCGCAATGGATGGACCTATGGGTTTACTTCATTCCAAATCGCTGTGAATGCAAAACGGGATACCAGCAAATTATCAAGGAAATGCCACCAGACTACTCCAGTCCAATGGCGTTCTTCCATTGGACGGTACGCATTCACAACGCAGTTAATCGAAAGCTTGGCAAGGCTGAACTGACGCTCGGCCAGGCACTCACCCTCTGGCGAAACGTTCGGCCCTGGTCTGGCAAAACCAAAGCAGTCGTTACCGTTGCAACTGGCCGCGAGTACCTCGATCTTCTTGAGATCACCGGACCAACGATCAAGGCCTACGCTGACCGCTGCCGAGCGGACTACATCGCCTTGACAAACTCGACCAAATCCTGGTGGGGACTTGAAAAGTTCCGCACGCGGCATTTTGTCGAGCAATACGAGGAAGTGCTTTTTGTCGATGCCGACTGCATCATCAAGGAATCCTGTCCATCGCTGTTCGGCCAATCCTGCGATCTCATGATTCATGATGATGCACGGTACCTCCAGAGCATCGATTGGTTGCGATCTGAACGATGCGACGTCTGCACAGCGATTGGCATGGAGTACGACAACAGCGACATCTGCCTAAACTCTGGCGTTGTCTACACGCGAAAATCGGCAGCGTCTGTTTGGACTGCACCGCCAGAAACCATACCGACGAGCCACTGTGCCGAGCAGATTGTCGTTGAGCAGCAGGCGATCAAACACGGTTACGAGCTGCTCGACTCACGGTTCAACTGGCAATTTTATTTCAAAGAGTTCTGGGATGGACTCGACGACGCACACATCATCCACCTAGCGACTTGCAAAGACAAGCTAGAAACGGCGAAACGCATCCTCACCTAAACACGGACGGACTGAGATGACAGAAAAACGACCAGGACCGCCTCACACGTCAGCTCGTCTCTACCTGGAGGAACTGTGCAAAAAGTTTCCAGACGCAAGCAATCTCGGCCTAGCTAAACGAGCCAAGGCCGAACGACCAAACAGCTTCGCGACCATCGAAACCGCTCGCAGCACCATTCGATCAATCCGCGGTGCCCACGGATCTGCCAAGAAGAAATTCGCAACTCAACCAAGACCAAAGGGAACTGCTGGTCAAGTTCCCAAAATGCCACCGAGTCTTTCAACCGCCTGGGAACCGTTCCAAATCGACGCCAAACGCGTCGCGATCATCAGCGACGTTCACATCCCATACCACGACGTCACAGCGTTCGGATCTGCGGTGAAGGAGTTGAAAAAGCAATCACCAGACTGCCTGCTCATCAACGGAGACTTCGCCGATTTCTACCAAGTCAGCAGGCACCAACGCGATCCACATCATCGACGGTTTAGCGAGGAGTTGAAGCTGGTGATCTCTGGCCTAGAATGGCTCAGGCATGAGTTCCCAAAAGCACGCATCGTCTTCAAACTTGGAAACCACGAAGAACGCTGGGATCACTTCATTTGGAATCGAGCACCCGAGATCTACGACCTCGCGAACGTTCGCATCGATGAGTTGGTGAAGTCGAAGCAATTCGGGATCGAGGTAATCGGCGACCAACGACCGATCATGTTGGGCAAGCTCCCAGTGCTCCACGGCCACGAGCTGGGCCGCTCGATCTTCTCGCCGGTCAACCCAGCACGCGGAGCATTCCTCCGAACCCATCACACCGTCCTCGTCGGACACAGCCATCAGACATCAGGCCACGCCGATACCGACATGTTCCACTCGGAAACATTTGTCTGGAGCACTGGCTGCCTCTGCGATCTCACGCCAGAATATGCCAGAGTCAACCGCTGGAATCACGGATTCGCCTGGGTGGACATCGCCACAGACGGCAGTTTCAGCGTCCGGAACATGCGAATCAACAAACGTGGCGAAGTGCGAGGTGCGTGATGCGATGCAGACTTCGCGGACGCTACTGGACACTCCATCGCGGCAACCCGGGACCAGGCAACGACGGACTCTGCGATCCTGCCAGCAAGACCATCACCGTACGCAGCACGCTCCGCGGCGAGGTGGAGTTGGACACGTTGATTCACGAGATGCTCCACGCATGCCACTGGGACTTGGACGAGAGTGCCATCGAGGAAACCGCCACAGACATTGCTAGGGCGTTGCACCGCATCGGCTACAGACTCGAGCGTTAGGACTTTTCATCCAACCGCTTCAGATACTCGCAGATTTTAAAGATAACAGCAATGGTTTCAAGCGCAACGCGGATAACCACAGTTCCGCCGAGAATGATGAGGAATCCAGTACCAATGGCAATGTTCCGGTCAGTTGTAGAACCGGAAACCCCAACTGTGGAAGCGTAGGCAACGATTTGCAAGATAGCAGCCAATACTCCGACAACTAACCAAGTAATCCAAACCATGCTGAGCAGCATTGGCGTCCACATCGAATTAAAATTGATGTCAAATAGAGCACTGAATCCAGAAGGAACGACATTCACGTATTCCACCTTCTTCGTCCATGCAGGCTCTTGGAAAGCTGTCTGCTCCTCTGGCGGGTTCCAGGTCGGCGGAGTCTGCGGCACTTCAGGGACGGGCAAATCCAACAGATTTACATCTTCCGACTTGAACACCAATCCAGCGATCCCAACAGCTTGAGTCCTGACCTTATTGGTTGTCGACTCAACAATCGTCGACTTCTCAATCTCGCCGCTGGCCGCCATACGTTTTAGATCCGCGGAACCGACTTCGACCGTACCGGTCGGCAAATACACTTTCCAAGCCATAACAAATTCCCCGAGCGAAAGAAACCGAAATGATGCGATGTCCGCATCGTAATCATCAGCGGCCACGCTAGCCACAAGATGCCAAAAAGATCATGATCGGACCGACAACGCCGTCGTTGACGTTACGTCGCTTTTTACGTCCACCTGTAAAAACACATCAAAAACACTGTGAAATTGAATGGTTTTCAATTCCCGCCGCCTCCATCTTTTTACTTTCAAAACCCTGGGAATCGCAAGTTTTCCAGGGTTTTTTTATTGTCGCACTCGACCTTGACGACCTTTGATGACGTTCGATACGTCCTTTTTTACGTCCCTTTTTACGTCCGCCTGTCCAGAGGCAGACGCCCATAGATCGCTGGTCACCAGCAGGTAGCTTTGCTTTGCAACGCTCTCGGTGTTGCCGAGCCAGGCACACGCTGCGGTCAGTCCGAAATCCCGTTCCAGTTCGGTCTGGCGACTCGCTCGAAGCGAATGAAATAAACGCGGCCACGGTTTGATGTCGGCTTGCTTCAGGTAGCGTTTCAACGCTGTCGATAGGTTGACGTTCGCCCAGCCGGTCGGTGTGTTGGACACCGCTCGCATCTTGGCGTCGTCGATCACGTACCCTTCGCGACTAGGTAACGCTTCGAGGTACGGCCTAAGCTCTGGGAACAGCGGACAGAGACGCTTGCCGCGTCCATGCTGCCGCTCGTTCTTTGGCTCATGAATCTGCATGGTGCCAGCGTTGAAGTCAATTCCTGACCACTCAAGCGAAAGCACCTCGGAGGGACACCGAAGACCTCCGTACCGGCACAATGCTACGATCGCTTGCCATTTGGGGGGTAGGTGTTGAATCAAACCATCGATGGTTTGACGAGTCACCTCGACGTTGCTTTTGCCGCTGGGTCGAGACAGCTTGACGTCGGAGAACGGATTCTTTGACAGTTTCTCGTCGGCCACGGCGTGATCCAGGAATTGCTTGACAAATGTTAAGCGTTTGTGCTGCGTTGCTGGAGAGAGGCTTGCGGATCGCATGGCGTCGATCCAGGTGGTGGCGTGGCTGGCTCGCAGCTTGTCGATCCGAAGATCCGTACCTACGGCATCCATAAACGACTTCGAAGCCGTTTTCCAAACAAGAACCGTTGCTGGTTTGACGGCAGACCGCCGCTGCTCAATGTAGGCGTCGAAAAAATCCTTCAGCGTTTTGCGGACTGTTCTTGGTGGGATCTCAACGCCGGTGATCAAATGGCAGCGAGCTAGCCTGATCTTTAACGCGTCAGAGACTCTCGACAGCCAGGTTGAGGTCGAGGCATCGACACCGACCCCCAGGCATTGAGCACTGAGCAGATTCGCAACGTGACCGCGTATGGTTTCTGCGTCTCGCTTGGACACTTTGCCGAGGCGTAGTGTCCGCCGAGCACCGTCGATTGGCGATGTCCACTGCACTCGCCGCGTTCCGTTTGCTAATTGCGTGAGCTGTGCCATGTCGGTCGTACTGGTTAAGTTGACTTTCTGGAGAGATGTGACCTAACGTGTCTGCGGGGGCTCAAGAATCGAACCGTTAAAAAACCATAAGCTAGCTTTGAGAGAGAACGATGAGTACTGCACCCCGATTCGATGTTTTCGTGTTTCGCAATGGAGAATACTTTCAGGTAAACGCCAAGCCTATTTCTTGCCGCGAAGCCGTTTTGCTGCTGCGGACGACTCGGGACACTCTGTTTTTTCGACCTGTACAGTTGCAGCGTCCAGCGGAGACGGCAGGTTTGAATAGTCGCGAGTAGGCTTTCTACCGGGCTTTTGCCGAGGTCCAATTCGACCAGCTGCAAGTAGCTGGTCGTCCGTAAAAGCCCCGTCTTTGATAGCGTTCATTGCCGCGTGGTAGCATCCGTTGCACAGGCCACGCCGATGGATCGGTCGCGACGGATTCTTGCATTCCAAGCATAATTCTTTGCTATTTGCGTCATGCAACGCATTGTCCGCAGCAGCGTTCGTAATTTGCAACAGTTTCTTCAACACAGAAAGTGCGGACTCTAGGTGCTTTACTGCTTGGCGTAGCTCAGTGTTTTGGGTCATAGATCGAATTGTTTCAGAACTTTTCAAACAATCAAGGACGCCTAAATCTTTTGACCAAAAACACTTACGAAACGCATTGCAAAAAACTTTGCGGATTCTGTCCGGAATTGTGTTGCAAAACGTATTTAGGGTCGATAAGATCCTCTGCCGTTGAGCATGGTGCTCACGTAGGAGATCGAAATGAAACCGGAAGTTAAGAAGAAGATTGAGAAGTGCACGCGGTTAGGAATCTGCCTGACATGTGGCGAGCCTCTCGGTGATCGCGTTGTGCGTGGTGTGCACGACGCATGTGCGAAGACAACGTACCGAGCAATCCGCAATGGGTTGACCAGCGACGAAGAACGTGTCGAGGCTGGAAAGTGGTTGCCTCGCAATCGCAGCGGTCGTCCGCCCAGCAATCCAATCATCGTTGAGCTATTGGGAGCCAAGCGATGCTCTACCGCAAAGAAGTAGCACCGGCTCTGGCCGTGAGTGCGAGGGAGGCAGCTCGAATGCTCAGCATTGGTCAAACCAAATTGCGTGAGCTGTGCAAGACAGGCCAGTTAAATCCCATTTATCTGTTCTCAGATCGTGGGCCACGGAAGTTTTTGGTGAGTGAGTTAAAGAAGTTTCTAGCGACTAAGGAGAGAAGCAATGTTAGTTCTAGGCAGGAAGAAAGACGAGTGCATCGTGATCGGCGGAAACATCCGCATCGTCGTCAACCGCTGCGGCGTCAACCAAATCAGTTTGGCGATTGATGCTCCGGAAAATGTCAGCATTGTGCGTGGCGAACTGTTAGATCGAAAGGAATCGACTGATGACAACTGAAGCTGCAATTGATCGCTGCATCGAACGCTTCATTGATGACGTGATCGAGTCGATCGATTGCGAGTGGTGCGAGCGTCGCGGGCAACTGGCCGACGATTGTTGCTACTGCGGTGGCAAGGGATCGATCTCGCTTGATCACATCGATTTCTACTGGCTGGAGGCTGAGTTCCTCAAGCTCAATCTGCTCAACGTCCGTCCCGCGTGGATGCGTTGCGGACTGTATTGGATCTGGAATCACGAAACATGCGACCAGGTGTACTGGCTGGTCACCGAGGTGCAAGCGTTTCGTCTGCATCCTGAGCGGATCTACGTGATCGCTGCCGCGATGAATCGACGCGATCGTGAGAACAGATGGCAAGTGCTGTGTGAGTTTGTGCGGTTTTTGTTTTGCTTAGGAGGTAAGCGATGAGCGAGAAAGAAGCAATGGAGCTTGCGGAGTCGATTGCGACATCGAGAGTGCACCTTACCGCAACAGAGACAGCGTTGGTGGTGGTGTTAAGAGCATTGAATAAGGAGCGATCGGTTCGATGCGAGAAGGATGTCTATAAAAGGTTTCCGCTCATTAAATCCTTGTGATAGAGCGGAAATGGAAATCAGCGTGGTGTAATCCAGGAAACACACGGCAGGGGGCGATGCCGAGTAGCGGGTTCAAATCCCGTCGCTGATTCTGGAGGAGTTGATTATGGATAAAGAAATTGATTGGGACGAATGGCCCGTATTTGAAGTGTTGTTAGTTGTTGTCGTCTTTGTGACGGTGATGGGTTTGTTGTGGTGTGTTGGTTAGTTTTTGGAGGGTTAGATGAAGATTACTAAGGGGAGAGTTCCTCGAGCCAGGCGTGTTTTGATTTACGGTGAGAATGGGATTGGAAAGTCGAGCCTCGCAGCTGCGTTTCCAAGACCGATCTTTCTAAATTTGGAGGACGGCATCGGGGATCTGGATGTTGACTCGAGCGATGTTATCAAGTCAGTCACGGAGTTTACGGGTTGCTTGATCGAGCTCGCCAACAGCCAGTACGAGACGATCGTCGTCGACACAATCGATTGGCTGGAAAAGCTGATCTTTGATGATGTGGCAAAGGAAGCCGGCAAGAAAACAATCGATGACATCGGATTTGGCAAGGGTTACCAATCCGTAGAGTTGCGATGGAAGCATTTGTTTGAAGGTTTTGGGTATCTGTGGCAACAGGGACGACACATCGTGTTTACCTGCCATGAGTCGATCGAGAAGTTCACGAATCCAGAAGGTGACTCGTACAACTACTGGCGGCCGTCGCTGCACCTTAAGGGGAGTGGTTGTGTCACGGAATGGATGGACGAGGTGTTTTTCCTGCGGTACAGGACGAGCACCCTGACCAAGGACGAAGGCTTTGGAGCCAAGAGGGCTGTGGCCGTCGGTGGCAAGGAACGTTACATGGCGACAACTAAGTCCGCGGCCTACGAGGCAAAGAATCGCTTGGGTCTTCCGGACGAGCTGCAGCCGACCTATGAGGCTCTCAAGCCATACATGCCTCCAGTCAAGTTTACTGGCAGCACGAAGAACACAGAACCAGCAACGGCAAAGCCGGCTGGAAATATTGCTGGCGTCGTGGTCGATGGATCCAGCAAGAAGCGAAGCGTAGAGAGTGATGCGGCAGTTGAGGCAATCGTAGCCAATGCCCCTTTTTAGTTTTTGATTTGTGAGAGGTTTTTCAACATGGGAAATTTACAAGGATTTGATGCACGGACAGTTGAGCCACGAGCGGCGTATCAACCGCTTCCGCCGGGCGAGTATGAAGCGTGCATTGTCGCCTCAGAGATGATGGCGACAAAGGACGGTAACGGTTCTTACTTGAAGCTGACGTTTCAGATCGTCAACGGTGAGTTTAAGAACAAGCCATTGACTGAGTTTTTGAACCTGAAGAACGCTAATAAGACCACAGTTCAGATCGCCGAAGGAACTCTCTCCGCGATCTGTCGCGCTGTGGGAGTCATGACACCGGCCGATTCGTCCGAGCTGCACAACAAGACGATGCGGATTACGGTTGCCGTAAAAAAGCGTGGAGAGAATGACGAACTCCGAAACGAGATCAAAGGCTACAAGCCGCGATCCGCTGGTCCGGTCAGTTCGCCATCGATGGTGACGGCCGACAACAACGGCCAATACGTTGCTGCTGGGCCGGCAAAGGCACCTTGGCAGAACTAGGTTTGCTCGCCTCCAAGTTATGGCGTTGATCGGATCAATAAGGGATGAACAGGTTCGAATCCTGACCGATCGATTAGTGAGGTTGATTGTTTGTTATTAGGAGGAGGATGTGATGAAGCTTGATTTGCTTGATCGCTGCAAGAGGGTGCAGTTTTCGTTTGAATTTATTGCACCGGATACAGCGTTAGAAATGCTGGAGAAAAACACCAGCAATTATCGAAATCGTTCTGATTCGACAACATCGAGATATGAAAGTGATATGGCAAAAGGTCTGTTTACAATCACAACTGCCACGATTGCTTTTGCAGAAGATGGTCGTCTGATTGACGGCCAAACTCGATTGACTGCATGCGTGCAATCTGGGGTTGGATTTTGGACATTTGTGTTGAGAAATTGCCCAAAGGAATTGATAGACGATCCAAATCAAGACAAAGGAAAAATGCGAAATTTGTCTTTGTATTTGAAGAAACATGGATACAGCAATACGACCGCAATGGCAGGTTCCATTCGTGCGTTACGTCGGTATTGCGGATTTAAGTCTTTGCGATGTGATGGAGCGAGTTCGATTACGGATGCAGCGTGTTTGTCTATTTGTCAGCAGATGCCGGACTTGTTTTTTAAGTGCGTCGCGCGTGTTGCCAATTCAACCGCATTGAAAAAAGTTTACCCGCCTTCAGTAACGATTGCATTTTACTACATCGCTTCGCATCGTTCTGTGGAAGATGCCGACACGTTTATGAAAGTTTTGGCAAAAGAGCAAGACGAACTGTCTAATCATCCTGCGAATGTATTTCGCGAACAGGTTATGGCAGATCGCAAGATGGAGCCGAATCGATATATGAATTTGATGTTTTCCGCATTCAATTCAATGGTGTTAGGTGAAAGCCGAAAGCTAATCCGCGAGTCAGATTCGGCGTTGCAGCATCCTGAGTATGTTGAAGCGATGCGAAAGTTCGGTGAGTTGTCAGCTACCGCAAGTAAATAAAAACTCAAGGAGGTGCCTTTTAGGCACGGACGCCAATGGATCTGCGATGGTATCAAAAAGAAGCGGTCGACGCGGCCTACGAGTTCCTATGTAACCAGGCCGGCAATCCGGTGATCTGTTTGCCGACGGGATCCGGAAAGAGTCTAGTGATCGCCGAGCTCGTGCGGCGAGCCGTCAAGGACTATTCCGGTCGAGTGCTGATCCTGCAGCACCGCAAGGAACTGATCCAGCAGAACGCTGAAAAGGTACGCGCGTTGGTGGATATTCCGATCGGCGAATACTCAGCAGGGTTGAGACGTTTCTCGACGGAGATGGATGTAGTCCTTTGTGGTATTCAGTCGGTTTACTCGAAGGCGTGTCAATTTGATCGAAGGCACCTGGTTATTATCGACGAGGTGCATTTGGTTCCAACCGATGGCGAAGGGATGTACTCGACGTTCCTATCGGACATGCGAACGATTAACCCTGATGTGCGAGTCGTCGGATTGACAGCGACACCGTTCCGGACTGGAGAGGGATCCCTGTGCCGTCCTGACGGTGTGTTCCACAAGATCTGCTACGAGGCTTCGGTCAAGCGTTTGATTGAGGAAGGCTTTCTATGCTCCGTCACAAACAAGCCAAACGAGACGGTTTTCGATACGTCGGGTTTGCATGTTCGCTATGGCGAGTTTGTGGCAAAGGAACTCGAGACGCTGTTCGGTGGTGCTCAGGTGACCGAGGCAGTCCAGGAAATGGTTGCAAAGACATCCGATCGGCATTCGATCATGGTGTTTTGTACGACAGTTAAACACGCTCTGAGCGTGGTTAATGCGATCGAAACCATGACGGGTGAGACGGTCGCAATGGTCGAGGGCGACACGCTGCCGCTCGAGAGAGCTGCGATCCTGAACGACTTTCGGGCAATGAAGATTCGCTGGCTGGTCAATGTCGACGTTTTGACGACTGGGTTTGACGCTCAGTGCGTTGACGCGATCTGCATCCTGAGAGCGACCGCATCACCAGGGTTGTTTGCTCAGATCGTCGGCCGAGGACTGAGAACGCATCCATCAAAGAGTGATTGCCTGGTGCTCGATTTTGGTTCCAACATTGAGCGACACGGACCCATTGACGCGATCGACTACGGCCGGCCGAGGAATCGCAAGGGTGGCGGATCCGCTGAGACGGACAAGATTTGTCCAAACTGCGAATCGTTCATTTCCAAGAAGGATCGGTTGTGCGAATGCGGATTCGAGTTTCTCGAGCGAGCACCAAACCACGATCAAAAGGCAGACACCGAAGCGGAGATCCTGTCGCTGACCGAGCCGGAGACATTTACGGTTGCTGGTGCGACCTACAGCAG